CTCGTCGGCTCACTCCCCACGGCGCAGGGTGCGTATCCCCTGTTCCAGAAACTTAAATCGCAGGTCGAACCGCACCTGCCCAACGAAAAGGAAGCAAAGCAATGAGTACCGTATTCACTTGGACTGTTACCGCGATGAACTGCTACACGCAGGAAGGCGGTCACAACGATGTCGTTTTCACCGTGCATTGGACTTGCTCTGGGGTCTTTGCAGACACCTACGGCAGCGTCTATAGCACTTGCAGCGTACCGGCTCCAGAGGGGTCATTCACCCCGTATGCCTCGCTCACGCAAGATCAAGTGCTGGGCTGGATTTATGCCAACGGCGTGGACAAGGACGCGACACAGGCTGCGGTCGAAGCGCAGATTCAAGAGCAGATTGCGCCGACGGTGCAAACGCCGCCGTTGCCGTGGGTTGTGTGATCTGCGAGTGATTTGAGGGTAAGTTATGGCAAATTTATTTGACTCTGCAAACTACCCAGTAAAAGAGCCGACCGAATTACAGGTCGGCGATCGATGGGCATGGAAGAGAGTCGATTTTCTTTCGGACTATCCGCATACCGCTTATAGTTTTTCGTATGTTTTTCGTAAAGAGATTACAGGCGAACGGATCGCAATCACGGCATCCGGTTCGACTGATGCATATACGGTAGAGGTCTCCTCTACGACTACCGAGAATTACGAAGCCGGGACATATCACTGGGTTGCCTATATCACCCGCACTTCGGATCTAGCTCGCATTGAAATTGACTCGGGTACGATGACGGTTCAGCCTAATCGCTCAACCGACTCTAGCGATCCTCGCTCTTTTGCGCAGATTGCCCTTGACAATATCGAGGCATATCTAAAAGACTCGACCAATCTAGCGGCCGCATCTTATTCTATCGCCGGTCGCTCACTCTCCAGGTGGAACCGAGAGGATTTGCTACGCGAGCGCGAAGTGTTAAAAGGAGAAGTTGTGCGAGAACGACGAGCTGAGCAGATTAAGAAAGGGCTCGGTACTAATGCTACAATTCGAGTGAGGTTTACATGAGGCTGCGCGACTTATTCAAACGAGCAACCCCAAAGCCTCGTCGTAGAGCATTCGAGGCGGCAAATACCGGACGCTTGTTTTCCGATTGGCTGACGCAAACACGCACCGCCGACTCTGATCTGCGCTACACGCTGAAGGCGATGCGCGCTCGTTCGCGTGACCTTTGCCAGAACAACGATTATGCTCGTCGCTATCTTAATCTTGTAGATACAAATGTTGTAGGGCCGAAAGGCATCACGCTACAGGTTCGCGCCAGAGAGCCGAACGGCATTCTGGACCAGGTGGCAAATCAACAGTTGGAAGCCGCTTTCTCAGCTTGGGGGCAGACAGGTGTCTGCACCGTAGATGGGCGTCTTTCATGGGTTGATGCGCAGCGCGTCTTTATCGAAAGCGTTGTGCGCGACGGCGAATGCTTTGTGTTATTCGTAGAGGATAACGCAAACCCATATCGTTTCCGTCTGCAGTTCATCGACCCTGACATGATTGACCAGGACAAGAATGAGGTTTTCCCAGGTGGCGGGCAAATCCGCATGGGTGTGGAAATCGATTCTGCCGGAAAGCCGGTGGCATATCATGTGCGCGTAGCTCCGCCGGATGACTACCAGTTAGGTACAAGCAGCCCGAAAACAGTTCGCATTCTCGCAGAGCGCATGATTCATGCTTTCCGCGCGGATCGTATTGGACAGACTCGCGGTTCCCCTTGGACGGCTACTGCGATGACGCGCCTTAAAATGCTAGGTGGCTACGAAGAAGCCGAGCTTGTTGCTGCTCGAGTATCGGCATCCAAGATGGGGTTTTTTGTTTCTGAGTCTGGCGACGAATACCAAGGCGACGGAAATAATTCTGACGGCACGCTTAATATGGAAGTGCAGCCAGGGCAGTTCTCGCAACTCCCTGCCGGCGTAGACTTTAAGTCATACGATCCGCAGCATCCGTCGACCGCTTTCCGTGACTTTGAGAAGGCGATGTTGCGCGGTATCGCGTCAGGTCTTGGCGTGTCCTATACCTCGCTCGCTAACGATCTCGAAGCCGTCTCGTATTCGTCAATCCGTCAGGGTTTGCTCGAGGAGCGCGACCACTGGCGGACGGTACAATATTGGATGATTGAGCATTTTTGTCAGCCGGTTTATTTGCGATGGCTGCGTCAAACGCTGGACTCTGGCGTTATCAATCTTCCGACTAACAAGTTCTTCAAGTTTTCCGCTACGCAGTGGGTTCCGAGAGGATGGCAATGGGTTGATCCAAGAAATGAAGCCGAAGCGCAGATTGTTGCGATTAACAACGGCTTGATGACCCGAACACAGGCTCTTGCCGAGCGCGGTCTTGATATCGAAGATGTAATGCGCGAGCGGCAAGCCGAAGAGGAAATCATCGCCGGATTTGGAGTAACTCTCCCCGGTGGTACTTCTCCGATTCAACCGGAGGCGACCAATGGCGGCTAAATATGACATCGTTTGCGATCAGGGTGCGACCTTTAGTCGAGAATTGAAGTGGCTCGACGATGCCGCCAACCCTGTCAATCTCACCGGCTATACGGCTCGTATGCAAGTACGCGACGAGGTTGATTCCTCGACCGCTGCATTATCTCTAACCACTGAGAATAGTCGCATAACATTAGGCGGAACCGCTGGGACCATCGCTCTGCTCGTCTCGGCTACGGATACTGCCGCAGTTACTGCAGGTGAATATGTTTACGATTTAGAAATCGTCTCCGGCTCTGGCACTGTAACGCGACTGCTTCAAGGTTGCTTTACTGTCGATGCGGAGGTTACGCGATGAGCGAGCGCGTAGTTATAGACGAAACCTTGCAATCGGTTGTTGTCGAAGAAACCAACAACGAAGTTATCGTTCGCACAGGCTGGCCTGACGGCGCAAAGAAAGGCGCGAATAACGATATTACTTCCATGTCCGGCATCACAGGCGGGATTGCGACCCCTGACTATATTGATTTTGACACATCAGCGACATCGACTAATGCGGTTGGGCGTGTAACATGGGACGCTACAGACGGAAGTTTGCAACTCGGCATGACTGGCGGAAACGCTATTTCTGTACTCGGGCAAACCATCCACGCATATGTTAGAAGCGCAGAATCGGTCACGATCAACAAAGGTCAGCCTGTATATCTTTATCAGGCAACCGGAAATCGGGCGAGTGTAAAACTGGCCTATAACACCGGAGACGCGACTTCTGCTACGAGCTTTGGTCTTGCTGCTGAAAGCATCGCGCCTAATCAAGCCGGATTTATTATCTGTCAAGGTGTTCTCGATGGATTGAACACCAGCGCTTATAACGAAGGCGATATCCTGTATCTCGGCGCGACTGCTGGAACATTGACCGCCACAAAGCCAAAAGCACCGAACCACATGGTTTATATCGGTGTAGTTGAGCGAGCCAATAGCGGAAACGGACAAATCTATGTCAAGGTTCAAAACGGATACGAACTTGACGAGATTCACGACGTACAAATCAATTCACCCGCAAACGGGCAGCTGATTATTTATGACGCTTCGACCGATCTTTGGAAGAACGCAAACATTACCGCTGGTACCGGAATTACGGTAACTAACGGCGCAGGAACGATAACGATATCTGCGCCTGAGAATGGCACGGTTACGAGTGTTGCAACAGGAACAGGTCTGACTGGTGGACCGATTACCTCTACTGGAACGATTAGCCTTGCGAATACTGCCGTCAGCGCAGGGTCGTATGGCTCTGCGAGCGCGGTTCCATCTTTCACCGTTGACGCACAAGGTCGCCTAACTGCCGCAAGCAATACGGCGATTAGCATCGCCAATACCGCAGTCTCGGGGCTCGGTACTATTTCCACCCAGAACGCAAACTCCGTCAGCATTACCGGAGGCTCTGTCTCTGGCATTACTGATCTTGCGGTGGCTGACGGTGGCACAGGCGCGAGCGATGCAACAACTGCTCGAACAAACCTGTCGGCGGTAGGCACTAGCCTTACGATTTCTGCCGGAACCGGCCTCTCGGGTGGCGGCGACCTTTCGACTAACCGAACGCTCTCGCTCGCAAATACCGCAGTTAGCGCAGGGTCGTATGGCACCGCCTCGCAAGTCGGTACGTTTACAGTCGATGCACAAGGTCGGCTAACCTCGGCCTCCAATACCGCAATCAGCATTGCGAACACTGCAGTCTCCGGCCTTGGCACGATGTCCACGCAGGCCGCAAACAACGTCAACATTACCGGCGGCAGCATCTCCGGCATCACCGACCTTGCCGTGGCAGATGGTGGAACCGGAGCCTCGACAGCCTCTACTGCGCGGGTCAACCTCTTGCCATCCTACACCGGAAACGGCGCAAAGGTACTTGCGCTGAATGCCGGCGCGACAGAGGTGGAATGGGTTTCAGCTGGTGGCGTAGGTACAGTCACAAGTATTACGGCGGGAACGGGCCTCAACGGAGGTACGATTACTTCCGCAGGAACAATCGACCTTGCCAATACCGCAGTCACGGCGGCTTCCTATGGCTCTGCGACACAGGTAGCAACCTTCACGGTAGATGCACAGGGTCGCCTGACGGCGGCATCGAATACCAATATCGCTATCGCCAATACGGCGGTTAGCGGCCTTGGTACGATGTCGACGCAGAACTCGAATGCGGTGACGATCCAGCCGGCAGCTACAGCTACCCCTGCCAGCAATGGCGATATGGTTTTTGAGTTGACTGACAACTCAACTCTGACAATCAAGGTCAAGGGCAGTGACGGCACCGTGCGCGTAGTTGCATTAACCTTGACAACAAGTGCAGAATCGTTCTTGAGGCTTGAATAATGGCAGTCAATTTGCAGCCTACAGAGGCAATGGCATCCGAAGCCGAGCGCGGACTTGCTTGGCGTGAGGAATTCGGGCGCGGCGGTACCGAGGTCGGTGTAGCTCGCGCGCGAGACATTAAGAATCGGGCGAATCTCTCCCCCGAAACAGTCCGAAGGATGGTGAGTTATTTTGCGCGACACGAAATCGACAAAGAAGCCGAAGGGTTCTCCTCGGGCGAAGAAGGCTATCCAAGCGCGGGGAGAATTGCGTGGGCTTTATGGGGCGGTGACCCAGGCAAAGCATGGGCTAATCGCAAAAGCGAGGAATTGGATCGAGAGGATCAGGAGCGAAATATGGACAAGGTAGAAGAGCGACATATTGTTGCCGTCGTCGAGGACGAGGCCACCGTCACGGTGACTTTTGCCAAGTCTGAATTCGACATGGACGAATCCGAAGAAGCCGATGAGGTTATCGAGGAATTCGAGGAAGTCGCAGAGGGCGAGCGCCAGAAAGACATCTACGGCAACGAGCCGTGGGAAGAGGATTACGCTGGCCCTGCCAAGCGCAAGGGGCCGACTGAGCGAGTATTCCGCTCAGCAGTATTCGAGCGTCAGTCGATCATGGAAGATCAGCGCCGCGCTACACTCGCTTTCTCGAGCGAGATGGGCGTGGACCGTGGATGGGGGGTTGAGATTCTCGACCATTCGCCTGGCGCGATTGATATGGAGTTTATTGGAAGCGGTCGTGCGCCGCTTTTGGTAGATCACGAAATGGCCGATCAGGTCGGAGTAGTGGAGCAGATTAGCCTTGGAACGGACCGCGTGGCGCGGGCCGTAGTGCGCTTTGGGAAAAGTGCGCGAGCCGAGGAGATTTGGCAAGATGTAAAGGATGGCATACGGTCAAATGTATCCGTCGGCTACATCATCAACGAGATGGTTTCTGACGGTAAGAAGGGGGACCGGGAGGTTTTCCGAGCTACCCGTTGGATGCCGCTCGAGATAAGCATTGTGAGTATTCCGGCAGATACTAGCGTCGGCGTTGGGCGATCCATTGAGGCTCCCGCGCCGGCTCCAGTTGCCGATCCCATTATCATTGTTAAGGAGACTAAAATGTCTGACGATACTTCTAGCGTCCGTGCTGACGCTGCAAAAGCCGAGCGCGAGCGCGTTGCGGCGATTCTTGATTTGGCCTCGCGGCATAACCACCGCGAGTTTGGCGAGGCCGCCATCCGTGACGGCGCGTCGATTGAGCAGTTCCGTGGCGCGTTGCTCGACAAGGTTGGCAGCAAGCCGCTGTCGGTGAGCAACGAGATCGGCATGAGCGATAAGGAAGTGCGCAACTTCTCGTTCGTTCGTGCGATTCGCGCCTTGTCGAACCCGCAGGATCGTCGCGCTCAGGATGAGGCTTCGTTCGAGTTCGAGGCTTCGCAGGCTGCGCAGAAGAAGGAAGGCCGCGACAGCCGTGGCATCATGGTTCCGGCTGATGTTCTTTACCGCGACCTGACGACCTCTACGGCGTCTGGCACGGCGAAGGCTGGAAACCTTGTTGCGACCGATCTGCTCGCTGACCGTTTCATCGACGTTCTGCGAAACAAGATGGTGCTCAACCAGCTCGGCGCGACTTTCATCACGGGCCTTCAGGGCAACGTGGCGATCCCGCGCAAGACGACGGCATCCTCGGCCTACTGGGTCGGTGAGAATGCCGCTCCCACGGAGAGCACGAACGCTCCGGCGTTCGATCAGGTTACGCTGTCGCCCAAGACGCTCGCTGCGTATGTGGACTACAGCCGTCGCCTGATGTTGCAGTCGTCGCTTGACATCGAGACGCTGGTCCGTAACGACCTCGCCACCTCGATTGCGGTGGCGATGGACGGTGCTGCGGTCGCGGGTTCGGGCTCCAACAAGCCGACCGGCGTTCTCAACACCTCGGGCATCGGCTCTGTGACGCTCGGCACGAACGGTGCTGCGCCGACTTGGGCGATGGTGACGAGCCTCGTGCGTGAGGTGGACATTGACAACGCTCTCAACGGCGCTGCGGCGTTCCTCACGAACGGTCAGGTGAAGGCCAAGCTCGCATCGACTGGCAAGCAGACGAGCGGCGTGGAAGGCAATTTCATCCTCGGCCCCGATGTCAATACGCTCTACGGGTATCCGCTCGTCGTGTCGCAGCAGGTTCCGGCGAACCTGTCGAAGGGCTCGGGCAGCAACCTGTCTGCGATGATCTTCGGCGTGTGGAGCGAGTTGCTGATCGGTCAGTGGAGCGGCATCGACCTGATGGCTGATCCGTACACCGGCTCGAAGGAAGGCACGGTTCGCATCGTGGCGTTCCACGACTGCGATTTCGCAGTGCGTCACCCCGAGTCGTTTGCCGAGTGCAATGAGATCGTCACGACCTAATAGTGATTGATCTGGCCGCATATCAAGGTCGCCATCGAGGGCAGCGCTGTGCTGTCCTCGGTGGTGGCCCCAACCTGGTAGAAGATATCAGGTTAGCGCGGCATCGGCTGTTGAGGGAGGGCGTGTTGATTGGAGTCAATCAGCACGCTCTCCTTCTCAATTTGGAATATATCGTTTATCAAGACAAAGAGTTGTGGCCTATACTCAAGGGCCACGCATCTGTCATTTCGCATCACAAGGATGCGTGCGATATTTGGTCAGGCATCGTCCCTGACTTTGGATTCTCCGGTGGTACTGCGGTATGGATTGCCGAGTATCTCGGGTTTGATGAAATCTATCTCTGCGGTTGCGACAACTACATGACCAATCGTCGATATTGGCATAGCAAACTTGGCGACTTGCGCGCCGAGGAAGGTATCTCCAATATCAACGCTTGGACAAAGGTTCGTGATTACATGAAAGACCCGAGCAAAGTTTTTGTTGCCTCCGGGTGTCTCACAAAGGTATTCAAGCCGATATGAAAGTTGAAATGATACGATCCAGGCTTTACAACGGGCAGACCTTGGAACGCGGCCGAGTGGTTGATGTGGATTCGACATTCGCCAAGTGGTTAGTCGGACGTGGTATGGCAGTGGAATACACCCGTCCCACCTTCTTTGCGCAACCGGAGGCTCCGAAGCGTGGACGCCCGCGAAAGGGAGATTGAGAAGTATCGCGGGGTCTATGCCCGATACGACCACTATGGAATGTCGGACGACCGACGAGACCCCATATTAAAGGCTATAAGCGGTCTTTCTGGGTCATTTCTGGATGTATCCTGTGGTAGGGGCGAGCTGATAGCTGCTGCCTCCAGAATCGGCTTTAAGCCGGTTATAGGGACAGAAGCAGTCCCAGAATTGTGCGGCGGCAATGTCCGACAGGCGGTCATTACTGACTTGCCTTTTGAAAACAAGTCATTCGATGTCGTGACCTGCATTGATGTGATTGAGCACATCTTGGAGCCGGACATCGTGCCTGGGCTTCTCGAGCTCGAGCGCGTCTGTAATGGCGTTTTAATCATCGCTGCTGCGGATTATCCGACCTACTGGGATGGAGTAAATCTTCATCCCTCTGCTAGACCTTATTCCGCATGGGATTTGCTTTTTACACAGACCTTCTCCGGTTCTGTGACTAGAATTGGCCCGACCTCTACGAGTGAAATGTGGAGTGTGCGTTATGGCGGTATATAATCAATTTGACATGGACGGGTTCTTCCAAGATACGGCGGTTGATGTAATTTACAAAATTAACAATACTCGCCATGCCGTTCGTGGGATCCTAGACTCGCCATATCAGGGCGTAGCGGTAGCTGAGCCAGAGTTTGCTTCAGAGCGCATCACGCTTGTGCTGGCGTCAAATAGCTTGCCGACAGAGGCATCTTCTGGCGATAAGGTCATACACGAATGCGACTCCTACACGGTACAGGAAATACAGCCTGACGGAACTGGCGTTACAACCTTGATTCTGGAAGCCTCTACAGACCTGGACGCGCCATGAAATTTGAAAGCAGTTTTGACCGCGCCTCAATGTTCTCGCTTTCGGACTGGGGTCGAAAAGCAATCTATAAAAACAAAGGTAAGCGGTTTTCAATCAACGGAATCTTCGACAGCAACTATCAACTGGTTGATATTGGAGAGGTCGGGTTCAGTAGTAGCACACCGATTTTTACGATTCCTACCGCTGCGCTACCCTGCAAGCCTGCAGTCGGTGATCTGCTCTTCATCGATTGCGACCAATACACGGTTCGCAACTTTAAGGCAGACGGCACAGGCGTAACGGTTTTAATTCTTGAATTTGCTACCAAGCTTGAAATTGCAGAGGACAATAACCTTTTGTTGCAAGACGGCAGCAATATGCTTCAAGAAAACAGTGGCTTCATCTTGCTGGAGACAGGTAACCCGTAATGGCTCACGCACGCAAACAAATCCGCGATCAGGTCGTTACGATTTTGACCAATGCACAGGTCGCGGATACTATATCCAAGTCTCGCGTCTACCCGGTACCAGCCGATACAGTTTCGATGGCACTGGTATATACGAACACGGATTCCGTATTGCAGACCACATTGACTTACCCGCGCAAATTTGATCGAGAGATGACGCTGGTTATTGAGTGCGTGGCGCGTGATTCAGACTATCTTGATGACCGACTAGACAGATTGTGCGAATCGGTCGAAAACGCTATCGGAGCAGACAACACGCTCGGCAGCGTTGCAAAGGATTGTATCCTAATAGATACACAAATAACGCTCGACTTCAGCGGCGATGCGCCGATAGGGTCAGCCAGAATGCAGTTTCGAGTTTCCTATCGGACTGCTGAGACCGACGCAGGAACAATTATTTCTTAAAGAATATTTATGGCAAATTATCATGGCTCGAAAGAGCCTGTTAAGACCGGCACTAGCTCCAAAACTGTGAGCGAAATGACCGGATTTTCTTTTACTTTTGTAGCATAAGGAGTAATCAAAATGGCAAATCATCATGGCTCAGAAGGTGTTGTTCGCGTCGGCGCAAACACCGTCGCAGAAGTGACCGGCTTTTCTTTCACGGCCAGCGCGGAATACGCCGAGGATACGACCCTCGCGGATACCGCCAAAACCTATAACGTCACTGCGATCACCTCGTGGAATGGTTCTGTGACGGCATTTTGGGACGAAACTGATACAACTGGACAGAATGCCCTCGTTGCAGGTGCTAATGTGGCATTGGTTCTTGCGCCAGAAGGCGTTGATAGCGGCGATACCCGTTATAGTGGCAATGCCCTGATTACGGAAATCACCCGCAATGTGCAGCGCGGTGCGATCACAGAAATCACCTTCAACTTCGTCGGGAACGGCACGCTGACATCGGCAACTTCCTGATAGCGAGGTCTTATGAGCTGGAAAGAACAGGCGAAGGCGCAATTCAAGGACCGTCGCTCGCCGGAAAATTTGAAGGAAATTCCGGTTCCTGAGTGGGGCATTTCGGTCTATTACTGGCCTGAGATGACCCTATCTGAACGCCGCGACATTTTCCTTTACGCCAAACAGGACGGAGATCGCACTATCCTCGACCTCGAGGCTATGGCGATGACTATTATGGTCCGCGCTCGTGACGCTTCTGGCGCAAAGCTTTTTAGCAAAGCCGAGCGTCAAGAGCTGATGAACCAGTACGACCCAGATGTTTTGGTGCGGATTGTCTCTGAAATGAACGGCGGCACCGAGTCTGTAAGCGTCGAGGATTCTGAAAAAAACTAACAAAGGATCACCATCTGCGTGCGATTTACGCGCTATCGCTTCGCATGGGGATCCTTCCATCTGACATTTTTGAGATGACCGAGCGCGATTTTTACGGATTAGTTGCTGCTGCAAAGCTTGAACAATCCGACCAGGAGGCCGCATGGCGCAGGCACAAGTAGTTATAACCGCTGTCGATAAAACCAAGTCTGCTATTGTGCAGGCCGAGCGCGGATTAAAAGGCATTGAAAAAACCGCCAAAATCACCGGCAAGGCTATCAATCTTTCTTTCGGATTGATTACTGGCGGACTTTTGGTGAGTGCCTTTGGAAAAATTGCAGAGGCGGCAAAAAAGACCGAAGAAGGTCAGAAGGCGATGGCAGAGCTTGCCAGAACCCTTAAAGATCCTGCATTGGTATCTGCCACAAACGCCATAACCCAAGGTCTGATAGGCGGGTTCAATATCGCTCTGC